GGATTTGACCAAGATCAAAGAAGGTGAGGACAGGCTTTATGAAGCTCAAAACGTTACTGTTATTTCATATTCGAATTTGGAATATGTATTTAATGAAGGCTATCGTGAAGCTAAGAAACATTTGAGTCAAGTAGGTTATCAAATTACTAGAGCTGAAAAAGCACTTAGAGAAGCTAAGTCTAGAGCACTTCTCGACGAGTATCCAGTCTTTCTTAAAGATAGAAATATTAAAGACAGTGCTCAAATTCGAGACGCCTATCTAGAAACAGTTAGCGACTATACTGAAGCTCAGGATAGAATTGATATGCTCAAAGCGGTAGACGCTCTTCTTGACGGCAAAGTGAAGATATTTGAAAACACTTGCCGCTACATGAAGAAGCAGATGGATATTGTACTAAGAAGTGGAGTAGATGTTAATAAATATACGAGGTAATATGAGTGCTAAAACAGCTAAGAAAATGCGAAAAATGCTAGATCTTAAGAATACTGAGAAAAAAGATCTACGCATCAGACCTAATGAACCATTAGTAGACGGTAAGTTAAAATCTACCTACACCATGATGAACACCGACCCAGCTAAACGTAAGTATAAGGAAGTTAAAAAAATCCTTAAGAATAAAGATTTGTATGATCTTCATATGAAGAAAGCATCGGAGAGAGAAAATGAATAAGCCAGCCGCGAAAGCACCACTAGCTGAAAAGCCAGTCAAGAACAAGTGGATGAAAGATCTTCAATCTTTGGACGGAGCTGTAAGTAAAGAATACAATCCGTTTCTAAGAGAGAATGTTATTCGTTCGAACTCCCCAAGCTTGAATTGGATTTTCGGTAAAGGAGCTGGTATTCCTATGGGATATTCAGCCATCTTCTTTGGAGAGCCTAAAGCAGGTAAGTCCCTCATCTCGAATCTTTTCGCAGGAGCTTTGCATCAGCAAGACCCTGAAGCTATGGTTATTAAGTTCAATACGGAAATGCGCGAAGAAGGTCAAATGGCTCCTTATTGGGGTATTGATCAAAGTCGATACATTGCCTATAACGTTAACCAGCCTGAATTGATTTTCGATCGTATCAAGAAAGAAATCAACGAAATGTGTGAAGACGGAATGCCTCTTAGAATGATCATTATCGATTCTCTACAAGGTATCCAAGGCGTACGCGAAGGTCAAGCCGAAAGCGTTACACAGCAGCAGATTGGAGACAGTGCCTTAACTATCCAGAAAGGTCTTAAATCCATTCTTCCTATGCTTCGTAAGCATCGTATTGCACTTATCGCTACTTCGCACGTAAGGGCTAATCTGGACGCTGGAATGTATGGTCCTAAATTGAAAATGGCTGGAGCATGGGCGCAAAAGCACTTTTTCGAATACTTTGTCGAAGTTAAGCGTGACAACTCCAAAGAAGGGAAAATGGACGCAATCGGTAAAGCCTTCGTAAACGAAGACGTTAAAGACTTTAAAGGTAATCAAGAACGTACAGGTCATAAGATCTACGTTACAATGGCTGAGTCTTCTACAGGTGTTGCAGGTCGATCTGGAGAGTTTACATTAAACTATACAGAAGGTCTGGTTAATATCCAAGAGGAAGTATTTAACATTGCTAAAAACCTTGGTCTTGTAGAACAACCGAATAATCGGACCTATGTTGTGGATGGTAAAACCTTCACTTCTAAGGCTGATTTTTACAATGCTTTAGAGACAGACCCTGAAATGGCATCGCAAATAGTTGAAAAAGCGTATGCTAGAGATATGAAATAAAGTTAAAATAGTTCTTGCAAATTCAAGCCTCCGCCTGTATAATCACCATATACACGGAGGCTTTCTTATGACAAATCACAAAATAACTACAACAAATAGAATTTACTTCGTACAGTATGGTTACTTATTCTCTATGACAATTAATGACGCTATTAAATTTGCCCAGAACGCTCTTGAAGGTGCTGGTCACGATCTTAGCGATAAAGTATTAACTCCAAGTGTTAAGCAGATTAAATTTAGAGAAATTAAAAGAGGAACTACCACTATTAAATACGGTAAGAAGTTTGTTGAAGTTTCTCACATCTTAGACTGGACTAATGAAGATTGGAGCTATTTTCTTTCTGGTTTCTAAAATAACTATTGACTTAGAATTTTAGATCGAGTAGAATTGACGCAACAGGAGAATTTATGAACGAAACACTTAAAACCGCACTGATCAAATACGCAAATCAAGACCTAGCACTAGCTCGTAAAAAAGGTAACATGAGCATCGTAGGTACTAAGGGTGGACCTACGCACATATCTTACGATAAGTCTACTAAAACCTACGGGATTAGAAACGGATCTAATGTATTTGAAGTTAATCAAGACGAAGCAGTTCAAATAGTTGTTTCCCTTTATAACATTGTGGAGGACTAATATGTTTAGAATCAACAGAATCAGAAAATTCACAGACGGAAACCTTAAAGGAATTGAGGTTGAAGAGTCGGTAACTGCCGAAACAATCGAAGAGGCTAAAGACAAAGCGATGCTATTTAAGTGCGACCATCCAGTAGGTGGTAGTCCATACGAAGTTATTTGGTCTAGAATTACAATCGATTAGGAGGTTTTATGATTAAGTATTTTGTAGTAAAATCTGGCGACAAATACAGGATTATCCTAACTGGAGTCCAGAACACTAAAAATTGGGAAAGTTGTATTGTAGCTGCTTTCGATACATATTCTGAAGCTGAGTTGGAATTATTTAAAAGAAGATCATAATAGTTGTTGCATTTTTTAACGATTTCCTATATTATATTCCTATACGGAGGCAAACATGGAAAATAAATTACAAGTCGCAAACACAATTTTAGAGCAGCTAGGTGGGAATCGCTTTACTATGATGACAGGAGCTAAGAACTTTGCTGGCGGTCATGACTATCTTTCTTTTAAGATACCTTCTAATAACATGGCTAGAGTTAGCCACGTAATTGTTAGATACAACGAAGGTCAAGACCTTTACGAAATGAAGTTCTTATCTATTAGAGGAGTTAAGTCTAAAGACGTAGCTTCGTTCGAAGGTGTATTTTTTGACCAGCTCCAGTCTATTTTTACTAGAGTAACTGGACTGTATACAAAATTGTAAAATAAAGTAAAATAAGTGTTGCAATAGATTTAAAAATCTGTATAATAACTGTAACGAAACAAAAACAAACAAAGGAATTAACAATGGCTCACCAAATTGAAGAAATGATGTACGTAGGCGCAACTCCTTGGCATAACCTTGGAAACCGATTTGTAGAAGCTCCTAAAACTCTTGAAGAAGCTATGGTAGCTGCAGGTCTTAACTGGACTGTATCTACAAAAGAACTTTTCCTAGCTGATGGAACTAAAGCTCCAGCTAATGCAACTGTTCGCGATACCGACCAGTCGATCCTTGGAGTAGTTGGGTTGAAATATAAACCTCTCCAAAATAAGAATGCTTTTGACTTCTTTAACCCGTTTATTGATTCTGGAGCTGCAACTATCGAAACTGCAGGATCTCTTATGCAAGGTAAGCGTGTTTGGGTACAGGCTAAAATTACCTCTGATGTTGACGTAGTTAAAGGAAATGACATTATCGAAAGATACATCCTCCTTTCTAACTCGCATGACGGAACAATGGCTGTAAGAGCTGGATTCACACCGCAACGTGTAGTTTGCCAAAACACTCTTACAATGGCACACCATAACGGAGAGTCGCAGCTAATCCGAATTAAACACGGACAGAATGTTGAGCAGAACGTAGCTGCAGTTTCCCAGATTATGAATCTTGCTAATAACTCTTTTGAGACAACTCTTGAGCAATATCGAATGCTTGCTAATAAAGAGATTAACGCTAAAGATCTTGAGAAGTTTGTTAAATTGGTGTTTAAGCTTGATGAAGATAAAGAGAATTCTGGTAAACGCCTTATGAATAACATTATCCCACTTTTCGAAACTGGTCGTGGAAATGACATGGCTGAGATTAAAGGGACTTATTGGGCAGCTTACAACAGTATCTCTGAGTACTTGCAATATGAAAAAGGTACTGATTCTGAAGCTAGACTAAACAACCTTTGGTTTGGAACTTCTAAGACAACTCTTGAAAACGCTCTTGCAATCGCAGTAAAAATGGCAGCTTAAAACAAAGTGGGGAGAAATCCCCACTTTTTATTTGACAGATTTAATAGATTCCTGTAGGATACCTAAAAGAGAGGTTTTTTATGAAAGTTAACTTATATTGGTCAGATAACCACAAATTAGCAGTAGACTCTGAAAACGCCCATCTTTTCGAAGAAGAATACCATTACGAAGTTGATTTAGAAACTGTTAGAGAGTTTGAAGAACTTAAACAAAGAAGTAAAGATTTGCAAAAGAAACTATACGCTATTTATACGGCTAAAAACGGATGAGCGCAGAACTATTACGCTTTCCAGTAAAGGAAATTGAAATGACTAGACAAATGTCTTACGATGATGATTTTGAGATGTTAACGCTCAGGCATGAATATCTCAAAAAAATCAAAGATCCTGAATCTATCAATATTAAACCTTTCAAATACTTAGCCAAATCCACGGCTAGAATTATGTATGAAAAATGCCAAGCTAACTTTCAAAAAGTTGGATTTGATGTTTCAGACATAGAGTCTATTTCGAATGTATATCTTTTTGCTTATTTAGGCGTTTACAGTTTTGAAGTAAATCCAGCATCTAAAGATAGGTTTATCCAGTCTTTTCTAGATAAAACAGGTAAAGAACCTAACGAGAAAGATATTGAAAAAGCTGAGAAAAATACTATTATTAATTTCCTAAGACAGAAACTCCACCATTGTTCTAAAGTGTGTGAGCGTAAGTCTAGGAATATCGTAGGTGCTCGTAGTGTAAAATATGTATTCGCCTATACAAAAGACTCTAAGCCGTCTCACCCTAGCAATATTGTTCAAGACTATAAAAAACACGGCTATAGAAAAGTAACTCATAAAGAACTGGTGGAAGCTAAGGAAAATAGTAAGAAAAACTCTACGCAAGATCTTACAGATAAAGACGGTTTTAAGATTGTAGAAATTCAAGACTACTCTATGAACATGTGCAGTTTCAAAGACATGGAAGCTGAAGATGGATATGGCTTGGGCTGGGAAGAGTTTGTTCAAAAAGAACCGATGGTTGGATATTACATGGAAGAATGTGCTGAATACTTGTCCGATCCTGAAGAGAATTTAATTAAGAGACAGGACGAGATCTTATCGATGAGCGATAAGGATTTCTTTAGTAATTTAGAGGAAAAACAAAAACGCTCTATGCTAAGGAAATTTATAGCATCTAATAAAGATAACACTAGACTATCTGAAGAATTAAAAACCGCAAGGTCTTTTCTAAAGAAGTGATGGTATAATACAATATGGATTTTAAAGATATTTTCAACCATCATTTAAAGCTGTATATCTCTTCAGGTGCTAAAGTTTCTGAAAGGCTTAGTTTTCTGACACTACTTTTAATAGAACTTAGAAAAAATGGGTTTGATGTAGAAGAAAGTAGAAGAGCCGTATGTTCTAATCTTAAGTTGAGTTTTACTAGTGAATTAATAGATCGAGTGTATGAGCTATGTTTTCTTAGAGATATCGATAAAGCTATTGAACTAACCGTGGAAGAAGAAGTAAATATTGAGACGGTAGAAGATACTCAGGTCGTCTCTAATCCTATAGAGTCAGATCCTGACCATGCTCAACCTGACGACGTTCCAAATGTTGATCGAGAAGTTTACAAGAATAGAAAAGCCGTTATAGATTATGAGTTTTTAAAATCTGTAGGATATGAAGAATGAGTGAACCAGTAAAAACCAATTCCCTCACGCTTGCTCTTGAAAAGGCGTTAATCCAGTCTAATGAATTAGACGTTAAAACTCATAAGATCAAAGAATCTAGAACAAACGCTCAATTTGAAAAGATCACACAAAACGAAGCTAAAAAACAGGCAATGGATAACCTAAACCTGTTTAGTAAGTCTCCTGAATACTATGAAAATTTAGGTAAGGAAAATGATGAATATTTGGATGACGCAGCGGTTAGTCCTGAATTTCTAACTGAGGATTTTGGTGATGTAGTTCCTTTCTTTAGGAAAAACCTTATCCTTATAGGAGCTAAGTCTGGAGACGGTAAGTCTACAATTGCTGCAAATATTGCTTTGGGAGTTATCCAACAGAATAAGCATTGTATAATGATTACGAATGAAGAAGTTGATACAGACGTTTTTAACCGTATTACATGCTTACTTAAAGGTTGGGCATATAATAACCATAAGAAGTTCACTAAAGATCAGGCTAAAATATTTAAAGATAACTATGCTTTATTAGGTAATAGACTCTCTGTAATTAACGATATGAGTAACGGTACTGGTGGAACTACCACTACAATGCAGGGTTTAAAAGGTATTTTAGATAAAGTCGTAGCTTCGACACTAAAACCGGGGTGCATAATCATCGACTATTTCCAGAACGTCAGTGAAGACATGGATTCCATCGGAGATAGTGAATACTCTGTTCTTAAGAAAGTATCCTCTATGCTGGATAAATACCGTAAATATGTTGGATGTCCAATTGTAATCATGGTGCAACTTAAAGCTCAATCAGAAGAAGGTTCGGACTTTAAGTTTAGAATTGAACATTGTAAGGATATTTTTACCAGATCTACGTGTGCAATGGAAGTGAAAGCAGATAGAGAAAATAGAAGAACTATATTTACCGTCCATAAAGCAAGATTTGCCGAATCGCTTGGAAAGGATATTCACGTAGGTTTTGATAGAGGAAGATATGTGAAATACGACCACGCTTTCAGAACTAAAGCTAGACTGGACATGGATAAGAAAAAACAAGAGAGTATAACAGCCAATGTCTTTAACACAAATAAAGAATATGAAAAAGCCAGCACATGATCTTTTTCTAGATCTATTTTTTAATAAAGGAGAGGAGATTTGCGTCTCTCCTAATAAATTTGGCTACTACAGCGTAAGCCAAGACGAACTATTAAAAGATAGTTTTACGATCGTAAGCTGCGGTGAGAAAATGTATACAAATGAGATATCTAAGAAAGATATAAATCTTTGCAGTATTAATCCTGTAATGGGCGCTCGTCGAGATGAAAACGTAACAGCATATAGATCTTTTCTGGTTGAGATCGATTTTGGAAGTTTAGCTGAACAGAAAGCATATATCGATGCAATTGAAATGCCTTATTCTATATGTACTTTTTCAGGTAATAAATCACTACACTACGGAATAGTTTTAAGCGAAGACTTGTCTCCATCAGTATGGAAAAACACGGCTGCATGGATTTTAGCTATCGCCAATAAAGCAGATCAGCAAACTAAGAATCCTACGCGGTGTATTAGATTCCCAGATAACGTCCGTAAAGACGGTAAAATGCTTAATCAGTCTTTGGTTGACTACAAGGGTAGGGTCAATCCTGAAGATCTGTTTACGTGGCTTTCTAGGTGGTCTCATCTTAATCCAGCTCTCAAGAAGAAGGTTAGAAGTACCGTAACTATCCAAGTTGGAGATCTAAATATCCCAGAATGGATTGTCGATAAGATTAAAAATGGTTTCGACGAAGGCGGAAGAAATAAAGGCTGGTTTTGTATATCGATTGGACTAGCTAAACTAGGATGGTCTGAAGACCAAATACTAGATACTTTAGGTGGATATTTTATCGAAGACAGGGATTTTAAAGAAAAAGAATGGGAGCTTGCTATTAAAAGCGGCTGCAAGTTTATAGAGAGGATGGGATAATGAAAGAGTTAAACGCCAGAAAAGTCAACCACGATAATAGTTCGTTATTCGTTGACGACGGTATTAATATTAAAGATAGGATTATCCATCTATTTGACGATATTGATTCTGACAGTGTAGGCAAGGTTATTAAAGGTGTACAGCTTATGCTAGCTGCTAATAAAGAACCTATCGATATTTTCATTAGTAGCTTAGGTGGAGATCCTTATTCAGCTTGGGGAGCTGCTAATTTCATCACTTTACAGAAAGACGTATTGATCAGAACTCATGCTATGGGACCAGTGATGTCAGCCGCTACTATTGTATTCTTATCTGGAGATGAAAAGATTTGTTATGAAAACTCTGTATTTATGTTCCATACAGTGAGCGATTCTACTGCTGGAAAATTTACTGTAGAAATAAAAGATTGTTATGATGAATGCAAGCGAATTCACGAAGATATCTGCGAATTCTATGGAAAATATACAAAAACAACATCTAAAGAATGGGCTAAGCTATTGAAAGCTAACGACCTATATATTAGACCAGAACAAGCTCTTGAAATGGGGATAGTTGACAAAATTTTAAAATCCATGTAACATACCATCAACACCACGGAGGTTTTTATGAAATTGGATTCTGCGATTAATATCCTAAAAGAAGAATATTCTAAAAACAAAACCTTCGACCTTACTATGGTAAGTGACAGGCTTAAGTTTCTAGTAGCGTTAACTCTTGTTGAGCAAAGTTTAAACAATGGATCTTTAAAAGAATCTGAATACATTAACCAAGTTACAGGAGCGGTAGCACAATGAGTAAAAAACCAACAGAGAAGCAACTGGCGGCTCGTGCAAAGTTTCGCAAGTCTAGTAATCTAATACTTAACACTTCGAATCATTTCTGGAATAAGAAAGGCGAAGTTAAAGAAAGAACTTTTGACAACTACGAGAAAAAAGAAAATAGTAAAACTTAGAAAGGATATATGGGTAAGCTTAAGATTTGTTGTATTAGTGATACGCACCAACACCATAAGAAAATTATCGTTCCTGCGTGTGATATGATTATCTGTGCTGGCGACTTTACCTATCATGGTGAAGATGATGAAGTCGATAGATTCCTAAGCTGGTTCGGAGAGCTTCCTATTAAACATAAGATACTTGTTTGTGGTAATCACGAAAAAGGTGTAGCTAATAACTACCCTATTTTTAGAGAAAAATGTCGTGATAGGTGTATTACTACGCTTAGGAATGAACATGCCATTATCGAAGGTTTTACTATATTCGGATCTCCCTATTCTGTAAAATATGGACCGTGGGCGTATGGAATGCCAGATAAGGACTTGATGGATATCTGGAACATGGCTCTACCAGATACTGATATTTTCATCAGTCACGGTCCAGCATACAAACAGCTTGACTGGTGTCCTAGAGGTGGTCATGTAGGTAGTAAAACACTTGCTAGACGGTTGAAGCAATTAAAGAAGTTAAAATTACACCAAGCAGGACATATACACGAAAGTAGAGGTATTAAAATTAATAAAAAATACCTTACCGTAAATTCGTCTATCTGTGGTATACCTTATTCAGATGTTTTAATTAACCCTATAACTATAGAGATTGAAAAATGATTAAAGAAGGTACGAAATTTCTGACATACCACAATGACGAATATACTTTTTTAGGATGGTATGATGAAGGTCGAGACTCTGATTTTATAGCTAAAGATAAAAACGGTCAGTTGAGGAATTTTACAGAAGACATGGTTAAGAAATGGTTGGATGATGATATTAAAGAACTTAAAGAAATAGAGGATTTATGATTAAACTATCTATATCACTTGAAGAGCTTATTTTAATTCTTTTCGCTGGACCTATTCTTCTAGTGGCTATTTTTAACATAGTTGTTTTCGCTAAGAGGAATCTATCTAGAGTGTACACTAAATACCACAATGATTTCATCTTTAGAAGGAAGATGCGAGAAGTTGATCGTCGTAAGAAAGAAGAGGGTTTTATCCACGAATGGGTAACTATTAAACACCCACTATCTGGTGAAATGCTAGTCTGTAAAGCTACTGGATTCTGCCCTAAGCTGTATGGTTTTTTTGAAGTAAAGTGGATAGAGGAATATATTAGAACAAGTGAGAAAACTGGATCTGTATTAAAAGAACGAGAAGCTTATTTTGATAAAAGATTATATGAGATCGGTCAGGAGTTTGGATTAAGTTCTACAGTTGTCGAAGCGGTAGCGGATAAAGTGTTGGTTATTAGTAAAGAGTTTACGGTGAAAAAGTTAGAAAGTCTTAAAAACGAACTTAAACCTAAGGGGTAGACAGTGGCTAGAAAGAGTAAGAGCGAAGAGGATCTATTTGACAATGAGGAATCTGAGACTAGTTCTGAAAGTGCAGAACACTTAGACCGAGTTATGTCTCTAATGGAGGATTCTAATACCGAGTTTATTGTCAAAAAAGTAGCTAATGGTAAAACACTCACTTTAGAAAACGGTATTGTTTTTAGGTTTAACCACGACAATGAACTACAATCGATTGATAAGTGAAAAAAGAAATAATTAAAGCTAAAATAGAATCCTTAGAGGATATCAAAACCAAGTCTTTCGGTATCTTAATAGGTGGAGAGTTTGGCGGAGTTGTTGAAGTTGCTGATATAAACGAAGAGATCAAGAATCTCTATAAAGAACTAGAGGAACTAGATGAATAAATTAACGGAAAAAGGCACTCTATTAGTTGCCAGTTTTGTCTTAGGTATTGTTACAATGCTAGTGATGTTCGGATGTAGCAGTACCAGTGTAATGAGCTGTGAGAACCTACTTGCAGAGGAAAAGCAAGACTGCCTAGAGAGAGTTAGAAATCAAGACAATGCTAGACGATTCCAGATGGAAACAAATGGAAATATGAGATGATCTTAGACATTACTGATGAATTGCAAATGAAGCGTATTAAGGATAGAAACCTTAAGAATCAGCGCTATGTAATCAGGAATGAAATGGTTAAGTTTCTAGATATTCTAATTAGTTTTAATCTTGAAAATCACGAACTACTTGGAATGAAAGAAAGACTATTGGACGATATTTGTAAGCTTAATACCAAAATAGCTAAGGATAACAATGACTAAACGAACGTTTCGTTTAATTATAGAAAGGAACGGATCTAAGTTTAGTGATGATTGCTCTGTTTTTATAGACATACAGACGAGTTTTATTCAAGATGAAAAATACTTTTTATTGAGTATAGAAGTTCCCAAATGGATGAGAGATATGTTAGGAGATTCGGATTATCAACTAGTTAAGAATAAGTTGGATGAAAACGGTAAGGCGTTATGGATAGGTAGAAACGGAATGGAACTTAATATCAAAATATAAGTAGAAAGTTATTGACTCAATTAAGCCTATGGGATAATATGTCTCATAGGCTTTTTAATTGGAGAACACATGACAATTTACAAATCTGCAGATCTTCTAAAAATGAAATCCGTGATCGATACAGCTAGAGAAATGTGGTTAGAAGCTTCTAGAAAGGAATTCCAAAAAACTGGCGATAGAGGATCTTGTATCGTAGGTGACGGAATTACTGTTTACTTTATCCCTCCAAAATGTCGCAAGCCTGTAGAATTCTTTATTATCCGTAGTAACAGCGTAGCTTTTGCACAAGGAAGCTTACATTATGAAGCTACTATGCAGATCGCTCTTGACTATTTAAAAGCAAACGGTGTAGAATGTCGTTATAACCACGGGAGAATGGATTAATATGACAACAACATACATAATACACGAAAGCGTAAAAGATAAATTTCCAGAATCTAGACTAGAGACTCTTGTTGATCACCAGACTCAAGAATGGTGGGGAGTTGGAATGGAGTCTGTTAGGGAAATGAAGCCTTGGTATTTAGATAATGGTAAGAACCATAAGATCGAAAATGGTGTATTAAGTAGAGACATGGAAGTTGACCACTTCGTATATGATCTCAGTGACTTAGGATATGTTCTAGATAAAATAGGAATAGACGTAACTATTATAATTACTTGCTTGACGTATAATGGAAAAAAGCTTAAGATGATTATGTCACCAGAAAACTACGCGGAGGGATTCTAATGGATGAGTTTATTGAAAATGAAGTTTCTTCTCAAGACATTGAGGAGTTTTATCGTGGATTAGAAAACTGGCTAGATGCTACACAAGTGCAGGGAGAATAATATGACGTTTGAAGAAGCTAAATATGTAATAGGGATGTTCTCATTTTTCATGGTAGGTTTACCTATGATGATAGCTGGAATTGTAGCTTACAGAAATCGGGTGAAATAAAAAAGGGAGCGCTTGCTCCCTTTGTTGGTTTGTTAAATAGAAGCTGCTGCTTCAGATCTTAGAGCTTCTAAGGCTAAGTACTCTTCTGGACTTAAAGAAGGAGTTTCGCCTAGAGCAAGCTGTCTAATATGTCTCATTACTTTCCAGTCCGTATCGACTAAAAATTGTTTAGCAGTAGCTTTTGCTGAATCAGCCTGTGTAGCAGCTTCAATCTCAGTAATAGCTTCAGGAAGCTCACTAGCAAGACCTAGCACTGACCAGCCTTCAGGAAGTTGTGGGATGGAAGATATCACTTCCATTGTCATTTTTTTACTATTTTCATCTTGAACTATGTATTTCATATTTTATCCTTTATTGTTCGTCTTGAAGTTCGCCGAAAAAGATTAAACTTGCGTAACCCGTATCGGTAGGTGTTCCAGTACTTCCATTAACCGTTACTCTAGTCGAATTAGCGGTAGCTGAGTTAATGGTCATTTCCATAACTCCACTGAAACCTCCAATAGAGTACGAACTATTTTTAAAGGGTTTTTCAAAAAACACTTGAAAAGATCCTGCGGATACTCTAAGAACAGCACTGATGTTAAAGCTACTACTAATTTTTTGATTAGTTATGTCAAAATTTACCCACGCCTTCGCCTTACTTAAATCAGGTCCAGCATTTGAAATACTCTTTTCTGGAGAGTATTTAGTTACAGATTTAAGAGAATTAGATCCTACTTTAAAGCTAGACTCTTGAGCATGAATTGGAGTGATAATGTCGAGAGCGTGAAGAAAAAAACCACCTACGTTAGTGGTTATAGTTATTTTTATTGTATGTGTACCTAGCGATAATCCAGATATACGTAATCTCCCACCATTTGTAGTACCCATAGTCCAAACAGGTTGAGACCAAGTTCCTACACTAGGAGTAGCAGCTCCCGAATAGTTTACGCCGTCTATATTAATAGTTACTGTTCCACTAGTGGCTACGTTTGCCATAATATCTACGCCCGTTCCGAAAAACGTATACTGACAATAGTTAGCTGCTGTACTTGAGCTAACATACATACCGTTTCTGACAGAAGTGTTAACGGCGGTAGTCCAAGTCCCTACATAAACAATTTCCCTCATAGAGGTTTTAGCTAAAGTACCTGCGGAAATACCTTCTGCTGATATTAAAGATGTTCCTACGTAATCAGCCATCAAATTATAAGGAGCAACTGCAAAAGCTCCTGCTGGAATAGCTGGTTTTTTTGGTTGATAAATAATGAAGTCGTAATAAAATGTTGCAGCTCCGGCTGCTGTATTTCTATTAAATTTTACAGTATGAGTTCCATAAGGAAGACCAGATACTATTTTTACTAATCTTACTGTAGTGTCTCCTGTTCCACTTAAGCTCCCAGTAGATACGCCATCAACCGTTATTGCAATTACATCCATTGCAGAAGCGGTGGATTGACTTAAGATGACATCAAGACCGCAGCCAACAAAAGTTAAAGTTATAAAAGCATTGACAGCTTGAGTGTTAAGAGGTTCACCTGTCGTAGCTATATCATTACCAACTAAAGTAGTAGTACCGTCATCTAGAGTAAAAGCTCTGTCTGAAACAACACCAGCCAATGTACTAAAATCATCTGCTCTATTTGCACCAAATTCTCTAAAGTTAATTCTGCGAACAACTTCTTCATTTGTATGATCTGCAAGAGTTAAGTATTTAGATGTAGCATCAACTTCTTGAACGGCTTGAGAAACAACTCCGCCCTGAATGTATTTGACAACACGAGCACCACGAGTACCTGATACTCCAGCATTAAAAGCAGAAGTAGTTAGAGCAGATAGACCTTGACTTGAACCGTTTGAAATACCTTGACCAGAGTAAACTGCAAGGTTAGTTCTTTCGTTAAGGATTTCGAAGCCGTAAAAAGGCAGACCTGCAGTATTAGCTTCTCTAATTTTAACATGATGCCAGCCAAGAGTAAGTCCTGCAACTATAGGAAAGATTGTATTGTTTCCATAATTTCTAGCGTTTAATATATCTGAAAGAGTGGCTGGAATAATATTAGACCCTTCAGCTCCACCATCAACAGTAGCTCTAATGTCGATAGTATTCGACACATTTATCATAATATTCAAACCAGTACCGTAAAAGACCGTTTCTACGTAGTCGTTCACTGTTATGGTTACTGGTCGTGAACCTTGTGTGTTAGAATTACTATACCAACCGCTCCCCACAAATCTAACTCTAGAATCTTTATCTGAAGACTCCCAAACTTGCTCACCATTTGGACCAAACTCGTTAGGAAGAGAGTTAATCCCTTTACACATAATTCTTTCTACGCCAGCAATAGCTTTAAGTGAACGAACTACTTTTGCTCTATTTTGAATAGTAGAGAATGGAGCAGCTTCGTATGAAGGAATAATGAAATCCTCAAATCCTGCTTTTAGAAATTCCTGTAATGCTATTGGACTACTCATATTTTATCCTATTATGGTTTTGTTGGGAAGATAAATTCAGATGGAACCAGAGATTCACAGCTTATTTTTGCAAATCCGTTAACTTTCTTTAAATCGTCGGTACATTCTCTTAAAGCTTTACGGTAAGCTCTCATTGCTGTTGCATCTACAGAATCATCTTCCATAGTGTTAATCTCATGATCTGCTTCATCTAGAAGAGGTTGTCTTAATGCACGAATAGCATCTAGATTAGATTGAGCTGTTGTATTGCGTTTAGCTAATACGAGATCAGGATCAACTAGAGGTGTTTGTGTAGATTGTTCTACAGTTACACAATCTTCATCTGCACCTTCAGGAAGTTCCAGATGCATAGCATTAGGTTCAGCTAAAAGATAAGAACGACTCTTTGAAGAATCATCTTTCGGACCTTCGTAAGAGCCTAGTTTAGCTCCAAGAGATCCATCTTCATTTCGTTTGTAAATTAAAAATTTCATATATTACCTTATTATACTATAAATTTAGAGTTCTGCGTCAAATTCTATATAGTTTCCTGCAACTGTCATAAAAATAATTAATCCATTTCCACTTGTATATGTTGAATTGAATCGAAGACTCGCCATTTTCGTATCTAGAGATGATCCTGCCGCATTATATGTAGCCGCAAGACCTGGAGCTTGAAATGTAGCAGAAAACCCAAAAATGGGAGATGCTCTTTTTTCTGCTAAATAATACACTAATACGTTTCCAGAGCCAGCTCCTTGATAACCAGTCCCAACACTACCTGCAACATCTTCTCTAACTTTTCTCTCATAATATCTATAACATAAATCTCTTTCCTCAAAGTAATCTCTTCCAGCATACATAAAGTCTGGCACTCTTGTTTGACCTTCATTGTCTTCAACCAAACAAATATCTGATAGTTGAAAAGTATTGCTAACACTGTCTACACCATTCACTTGATTTGCAGTAGCAAAATATTGACCATTCTGCCAAGTTCCAGCAGTTGTATTAAATGTCGATCCAGAAGCTTGTACAAAAACTACTGTCATACCAATTGCAGTATCATAAGACCAAGTTCCAGAAGCATCATGAGTAAATCGTACGGTTTTCTTTTCCCAAGTATTAGAAGCATTTACAGTGTATTCTAACACTAATGATCTAGTTGCAGTTCCATTTCTTATAGAGATACAATAAGTACCTGCTTTAAAAGCTTTTACCCAAAACGTCATTACCATTTTCTTAGATTTGAAACTTCTAAGAACATTCCCTTCAATATGCTGAAGAATCCCTGTATAGTCACCTGCTGCAATAGAAGCGTCGATAGTTGTTACTGTAGCTTGTAATGAATAAGTTGAACTAGAAGTTGTTGGAACATCAGTTGAACGAGCAATAGTTTGAACCATTGCTCCAGTTTTAATATAATGAAATCTATCTGCGTGATAGATGTTATTTGCAATCGCAGCAAAAGAAGTGTTTCTTTGCCAGAACGAAAATCCACCATTAATCAATTTATTTTTAAGATCTAGTTTTACGCTCATATTATGACACCCTTATTACAAAATAAACGTTTGCGTTTTTAGGACGAGTTTCAGTTCCGCCTGATGACTCACCGATATAAGTACCAGTATCAAAAGTATTAGATACTGCTACGTTTGCTGTACCGCCTCCAGCTAAAGATACTGTTGGTCTTGATAAGTGTACGTGTGTATGAGCTTCATTCGAATGACTTTGAACTGAACCCACATTATCACCAGTAAGTCCACCAGCATTAGGATTAGTTCTCCCTGCTCTATCTGGATCGTTTGCAGCACCGCCATCAACACCACGAGGAAACTTACCTCTTAGATCAGGAATATTCAAATTCCCACCAGACGTACCCCAAGCTCCACCTAAATTCTCATTAAGTTTAGCAAATGAAGTAATTGCCAGTGTACTATTGTCACACACTCTACAATTAGATGGGATTTTAGTTATTAATCCAAACCACATGAATCCACCACCGATTGGACATCCAGTGAAATATTCACTGTTACCTTCGTCTTGTGATCCTCTACGTAATGCTGTTTGTGACATATTATAATCCTTTTATGCAACCCATGTTGGTTTAGAAGCTAATTCCACATCACCAGAGAAGGAGTATCCTGCAGTGGTTAGTGATGCGTGATCGATAAACATAGTATTAACACCTGATAAGGCAAAACCTCTTACAGCAGTGCTATTGCCATCCATGGCTGCTGATATTGCTTGCCCATTCAGTCCACTGACTGACTTGAAAACCACACCTGTTAAGGTTAACGTGCATCCTAAACGAGAAGCTGAAGTAACTAGATTGCCGATATTAAATCTCATCCTCCAAGTACCATTGATTGTTTTATACGGAACAGCAACGGCAGTTGAGAAAGATCCACCAATGGAACTACTAATACCTGTTGATGTAAGATCATATTGCCTATGCTGTGATAAACCTTCCAGTGCAGATAAAAGATTTGAAACTAAAAGTCTGTCCTCATGACTTAGAACCATATCACCAAAAGTTCTACGCTCAATTTCACTTGGACTTGCGCTGTAATAGTCGCTTTCACTTGTTCCAGCTACGTCAGCTAAATCAACAGCAATCTTCTTAATCGCACCAGCAAGATTTTCAATAGTACCAATAGCATCATTATCTGTGATAGACATTACACCAAAATCTACAGCTACACTATAAGGAAGACTTACTGGAGCTGTGTAGAAACCAATTGTAGTTCCCCATCCAGAACCTGCGTCAATTTCATAATAGTCTGTATCTCTATGAGCAAGTACTCCGTTTACGAATACTTTTATAGAACCAATATCATCATTAATATTCTGACCTGTTTGATATTCTCTACCTAAATTTAAGATAGTTTGACCAACAGCGAGTGTATATGTTTTATCTACGCTTCTTGCACTTGCTACAACTAAATCAGAGACGGGAGCTGAGTTAATAGTACCTGTAAAGATTTCATCTATTTCCGCACCAGCTAGTGCATATAAACCGATTAGGTTGATAGTTGTTGAAGATGTTACTACATAGTCGAGACCTTGCTGTAGCACTCCATTAGATGAAGATTGAAGAGATAGATTCTTTTTATTGATAGCAAGTTGAGCACCTGAAATCTCAGCTACTGTAGCTTGTACGTTTGTAGGCATTTCACTAGGCATGGAAAGAGCAAGTAGATCAATACTTAATTCTCCGCCAGAAGTCTTATGATAGAAAGTTACATTACGGGATGCAACAAGAGGTATTCGGGATTTTGTCAAATCCTTCTTACTTAATGAAATCCCTGATTTAGCTATTGAACTCATATATTAATTCCCTTAATTCTTTTCTATTGAAAAATGGTTTGCACCAGCCGTTGTCAATAATGTTACCCCACCAGAATTAGTATTAACTCCTACTATAGATACATTTTCTCCTTGAGTTAAATATACTATTGATGATCCAACAGAAGATCCCGATTGAGCAATAGTTTGATACGCCTCACATCTATTATAAGACCCTGCGGCATAATTTACCCCATTCTTCCTTAGGTAAGAATACCAAACATCTCCTTGAGCATACGCTATGGAGGTGAAAGTTATTGCCCAACAAGCAGTATAGAATCCATCTTCTGGAGCTACAAAAACCCCTGTGGCAGATGTTAAGGCGTTGTGAGTATCAAAATTTTTAATAGTATCAAAAGGAATGATAGTTGTTGTAACGTTAGTACCTATAGTATTTATTCCGCTGGCAGCTACAGCATCTTGCTTACAAATTCCAACAATCAAACTTCCAGAATCTGTATAAAATGCACCAACTTTCTTATATCTTGTAAATCCAGTAGGAGATGTCACACTTAAACTAGCAACAATTCCAGTGTTTGTTCCGTTATAAACAGCATAAACATAGTAGAAAGATGAAGCAGCAATCGCTCCAGTATCAATCCCACCAATTCCAGAAACACTTGTTAAAAGTGTTGGAGATACTAAAGACCTTTGCTGTCCACCAAGTTTAATAATACTAGAGCCAGTCAACTGGACTTGAGTTGTACTTGTAGCAGTAAGCGTTCCAATTTTTTCTGTAAAAGCCATATATACTCTTAGTTTGAAGGATCTGTAAAGATCCCATCTATACAATTAAAACCAATTAATACTGATGTTTCTTCTGGAATCAGAACTGCAACACCTTCTGAAGGAGACCAGTCTGAAATTCCATCCCAAACAACAATATTAGTAACAACATCATTTAAAACTACTGCGTAGTTCATATTATCCTACCTTTTAAGCGTATTCGTAAATCACTACATATCCTGTTCCACCTGCACCACCAGCTCCAGCTCCCCAACCACCACCACCACCACCACCGCTATTTGCACTACCAGCAAAACCAGCAGTACTACTACTAGTTGCACCTCTACCAGCACCGCCAAAGAGGGTATTACCAGCACCAGTACCACCAGTAGTACCAGCACCACCACTACCATAATTCCCTTTTATATTTTCATCACCAACTATACCGACACCACCATTACCACCAGCACCACCAGTACTAGCAGCACCAGCACTACCTGCACTACCTCCAGTAGCGGAAGCAACTGTAATTAAAGTACCTACGGTAACGACAGAAGAAGTTCCTCCTGCTGCACCAACTGTGATAGTCATGTTTGTAGTAGCAAGATAAAAAGCTATAGACGATCCACTAGCACCACCTCCACCGCCCCAACCACTTCCACCAGCAGCACCGTTACCACCACCGCCAGCAAGCTTAACCATAATATTATTACAGTCTGCTGGTTTAATCCATGTTCCAGAAGAAGGAAAGGTAGTTACTCTAAGAAGTTTTTTACCCGTTGTACTTACTAAAACTCGTGCCATATATTTATCCTATTAAACGCTATAAACTACAATATTATCAAAATCATCTATACAAATTTCTCTAAGAGTTCCATCTGGACGTCTTAGGAAAATACCTCTCCCAACAACACTTTTATCAACCGCACCATCTGTTGAACCAAGATGATTCGTTGCCAATAAGTTTGCATTAGCATCTGCATTATCAAATCCAGATCCTTCACTTTGATCAAAAATTAGTACAATTGTTTCATTTGGAGTTAAAAACGTTCCAGATGCAAACGTAATATTGTGTCCATCAATATTGAAAGCAGGATATTTGTACACCTGTCCAGTATTAATATCATATGCTTTTAAATGATTTGGATCAGGAAGAAATTGTGTAATTGCAAATGTTGTTGTATCTAAGTTTCCACTGAATGTAAATCTTTGTAATGCTTGAACACCAGTTACTACATCGCCAGTAGATTCATCATAGAAAATACCGTATGCTTTAAGTTTTTTACCAGAAGCTGAAGAAGTTACTCTTACTCTTAAATCATATCCGTGACCAGATAATGTATATTTAAGATCAGTTGTTCCAGCAGACCAAACCGCTCCGTTATAAACTAAGTCATTACCACCAGTATTTGTATTAAGTCTAATACTATTTACACCAGCACTAAAACCAGACTTATAAGTGGCGTCTGTTTCAATCTTAATATGGTATGTTCCAATCGGTAGAACACTTCTAAAATTATTTAATGTGATTACGTTTGTACCAGCACTTAAAGTAGATACTAAAGCAATAGTACTATAAAGAGTAGCGTCAGGAACTCCTGCATTATCTGTACAAAGAGAAATAATATAAGATCCAACTGGAGCACCTAATTTATCAATTTCTAAAACAATTTGTCTAGCTGCTGTTTTAGTAGCTAAAACTATTGGAGCTGAAAATGATTGAACAGTTGTTGCATTAAGTTCTGTAGTTCCATTTGTACTTGCTTGAGTTGAAAGAGTAGAGTTTGCAGGAACAGCCAATAATTTACTACCTGTAAACTTCTGAGAAAGACCTTGACGAGTCATCGTGATCGTTTCATATGCAGAAGCATTAATCGATGCTTCATAAATCGCGGCATCATCCCTAGATGCACTATCGAACCATTCAGCGTGAAGTTCTACCTGTAAACTATCATCATCATTTGCTAAGAATTCAGCATCAAACATTTGCTTAGAAAGAAAGTTTTGACCACCTGCAGTATAACTATAAACACCATCGACAAGATCATACGTAGCTGTAGCTGAAGTAGTTAATGTCTCTTCATCAATCTCAAATACAACTGGAGTTACAAATTCATAGAAAGAAGAAACTAGTCTATGCTTTAAGTTTTCAGTAAAGCTATTAGCATCTCCTGTAGCACTTCCACCGCCAGCACCAGATCCAAAACGAAAAATCTTAGCGTTTTCAATAATACTTGTGGCAGAACCTGCTGTTTTAAAATAGCCAGCAACGTTAGTACACTCTAAAGTTATATAACCAATTGGAAGTCCACCGTTTACAAAATAACCACCAGCATTAGCCAGCGCACCTTCTGTAGCAACTTCTGGAGAGAAAATAGCTTTAATCTTACCAGATCCGATAAGAGTAAAACCTACGTGGCGAAAATACCCTACTGTACTGGCAGGAAAAACGATATCAAAATGAGCGGCGTTACTTAACGCTTGAGTTTGAAAATTGATTGTAGGAGTTGTAAGTGTAGAGAAGATCTGTTTCTTAACTGGAGAAACAACTTCTTTAGCCGAGTCTGCAGCAGAGATGCTAGAAGATGCGAAGTTTAAAACTGCGTTTGCTACTGGAAACGTAGCAGCCATTTTAAGTGGCGATTCAAATTCTTGATCTACTGCGTCGAGGATTTCCGATAAATACTTATCAGCAACTTGACCTAGTTGTTTTAAATTGGTTCGCTGTTTAAGTTGCGACGTCCGTGGATTATTTGCTGACATAGTTTACCTTATTAAGCATTTCTATCGATAAAAAAGTTGATCTGATCTGTTACTATCAATCCAAACGTGAAATTAATTTGAGTACTGTTTGGAGTGTTAAAATCGAATAATACAGTTTGTAGAACACCGTTTAGAGAAACTCGTAGTTCATCGCCCGTATATGTTTGACCTAGAGGAAGAGTGATATTAGTTCCAGCTATGATAGGTCCGTTGATTTCACCTGCACCAGCACCTGAAGCTACTACCGTAAGGGTTTGGTTATAGATAACAGGTGAGCTTGATTCTGTAAATGATCTTGCAACGCCTGATGATAATCTAAGAAACTTCCCCATCTTTATGCCTTATATATACTGTGATGTTATAAGTATAATACCACAATATTATAATATTTTATTAGTTCACACCTATTACTTGAATTTGTACTTCGATAATATTTGCAGTTTTAGCAAATCCAACTCTTACTACTGCCATGTTTGCAGCACTAGGAGCTGTAGCTGTAACAGCTCCAGAAGCATCTAAGAATAGTGGAGCACCAATTGTAAAACCATGACCTGTTACAGTGATTGGTCCAACCTTAGTAGCTGTAATAGCTCCGCCAGCAGAAGCTGCAGAATTTACCAATCCAACTACGTAAAAATTATCATTAACAGAAGCGTCGATATCTGATTTATATACACGACCAGCTACGAAACCAGCGTCAGCAGCTTTAGCATATCTTACTGCGAATAAGCTTGCAGCAAAAGATTCTCCAGCAACTTCAGATCCTTTAAGAACTGGAGCGTGATCGACACTAAGAGCTGTACCGTTTCCACCAACAATTGTCGATTGATCAGCTACGCCTGTTGTGATATCGGCATTTGTAATGCTGTTTGAAAGAGCTAGTTTAGAATAAGCAATTGCAGCGCCAGTAGCGATATCTGCATTGACAATAGAAGATGAAAGATTTAACTTAGAATAAGCAATTGCAGCCGATCCGTTAATATCACCGTTTACAATAGAAGTAGAAAGATTTAACTTAGAATATGCAATAGCTGCAGAAGCTGAAACTTCAGCGTCTGTAATTCCTAATGCTGCAACTTTAAGACCGCTAGCTCCTTTAGATAAAGTGCTTCCATCTAATTTAACAGCAAGTTGAGCTGCTGTAGCAGTACTAGAAGAACTGTTGTCAACAGTGGTCATTAAACCACCGTCAGCGTGAACGTCAACACCGACTTCATCAGAAGGTAGTTGAACAATACCAGCACCCATGTTTACACTTAAAGTATTTCCAGTTAAGAGTAAACCAATACCAGAAGTAATAGCGTCTAGTCCACCAAACTCTACCCATGAAGTACCGTTAAAGTTATATTGGTGTCCAGAGTGATGAGAAGTAGGTTCATTAACATATATTGCTTTATTGGCAGTAGGTATTGTGAATGAATAAGCGGTTGCAATACCAGAAGCAAGAGTTGCAGTACCTGCGGCAGGAACATAAGATCCAGCCTGTCCAGTAAATGAAACAGTATCGTTAGGGTTTGCAGAATTCCAAGCATTTACTACTGTATCAAGATCATCAATACCATCGAACACTAGAGCAATACTATTACCAGAAGTACCAGTAGCGTCAGCAGTAAATGTTACAGTATCGTAAACGATCGTAGCTTTTGCAGCAACGGTTGTAATTTGAGCAATTTGATTATCTTTTGCAGATAATCCACCAGCGCCAGAAGTTGGAGTCTCCATACTAACACCGAAACGGTCTCCAACAATAACAGCTCTACCTAATAGATCTGTCCATGTAGTACCTGAGTCAAGTGAGAAATATGCACGATTGACTGTCCAATCACCAGCGGTTTTTGTAGCAATATATAAATCACCATAAGCTGGTGAAACTGGTTGAGTAAGTAAACTATCATCAACTAGATCTGGATCTTTAATAGGATCTAACCACACTACACCAGCAGCTATTGCTGTAAGTTGTGCGTAGTTTACAGCATCGTTATTTGCTGAGCCAGCAAATAGACCAGTGACTTTGTTATTGCCCATGGCGATGTTGCCAGACATCGTTCCACCAGCAAGAGCTAGTTTAGCTCCTAGCTGAGATTGAATAGAAGAAGTAACGCCAGAAACATATCCGATTTCAGTATCGGTAGTTGTTGAAGCTGTAGCGTATCCAGAAGCGTCAGAAACTAAAGCTCTATTAGCAGTTACTGCAGCTAGTTTCGAAAGAGCGATTGCAGCAGAAGCTGAAATATTTGAATTTGTCAAAGCACCAAGATCTACGTTAGCATCTGGCATTGTAACTGTACGAGTGGTTGATGTAGAAATTCCAGAAGCTTCGAATTTAATTTTCTTACTAGGTGTAGTGTTGTCAACAATCTCAAAAGAAGCATCTGAAAAAGAAGATCCGCCAGCACTTAATAATGCAGCGTCAATACTATCAAAATAACCTTGTGCATCTGGAGTAGCTGGAGTATGATTAGTTGGAGTACCTTTAACGCCTACTAGCTGAGCACCTGAAGTACCAGAAGTAGAAGACATTTCCGTTTCTGTATTATAACGAGTATCATGTGTGTGGTAAGACGAGTTTACATCAGAACCGTTTTGAAGAGACACTAATCTATCTAAGATAGCTTTTGTAAGCTCGGTAGGAGAGGTCGCCCCAACCTTAAGAGATCCTACAACTAGTGAATTTTGTTGAAGATCTATGTCTCTGTGTATTCCAGCGATTAAACGGGAAACGATCCTAATATCAGCCATAAGCCCTCGTAATTACAATTAATTGAATGATTGTTGATATATGTTAAAGATTACTTTTTTTAGCTTTTTTAGCTTTTTTGACAGTGAAACCAATCTTAACTTCCATTCCATAAATGTTAAGTATTTTATTAGCTTCTTTTGCTGCATTTTCAAGTATTTGCGTAAGTTTAGCCGATAGTTGTTTCTGTAAAACATCAGCTTGATTGATATCCATTTTCTCTACGTCGATCTTTCTTTCTCTGTCTATCATAATTGACCTACTAGTTGAATATCTAATACAATATCTTTTAATATAGGATTTGTTTCATTTTTAACAATTACACCAACTCTTAAGACGAAGTCTAAAGCTAGGAATCCATCTACTCCGATTTCAGGCTTGGTTGTAGTGAGAGATCCTGTTTTAGAAATGTAAAGACAATCCCCAAAACTACCTGTAACAGTTACGTCTTCTACTCTTCCGTTTGTAGCTACTGGACCTTTTAATAGATTTGAAATATTAGATCCAGCAATTCCCATAAAACCAAAAGCGTCAGATTCTACAGACACGTTTACAAAATCTATCGAGCCAGTGTTTTTTTGACAAACTGGAGTTCCTTTAGATATAGTAGTTCCAGAACCATTCGCATAGTTAATTTGTATTCCAGAAGTTTTAAGATCTTTATATGGTCTGTAGCTCATATTAGATTATGTACCAGTTTATTCCATCTGAAATAATTGTAATGTTTTCGAACTGAACTGTAATAGCTAATGGAGCTGCATCGATATCTACCGAGTCTAAAGTTTGACTAAGTACAGATTTAATAAATAAACTATTACCTGCGTCAATTTTTTTAATGTTATATACTTTACCTTCTACCGCCGTAGCGTCTGGTAAAGTTATAGTAACATCAGATCCGCTATTTGCGACTAAAGCTACATCTTCAACACTTGTTAAAGTGTAGTTTGCAGAGTATGTATCTATTTGACTAGATCCAACCCCTGAAGTTGAAGAAATAATTACACTATCGGTAGTTTCAGTTACAGATATATTACTACCTGCCTGAATTCTTCTAAATTGAAATTGATTGGCAACTAAGGTTTTAAATACGTTTGCATCTTTAACCGTACCTAAGTTTGTACCAGTATATGAAGATCCTCCGCCAATACTTGCAGAGGCAGGAGGTTCTGCTTTAAACGTTAAAACATCTCCAACAATTAAAGCAAACTGAGTTTGAATAGTTAAACTTGCAGTTGCAATAGTTCCAACTTCTGTATAGTCTGAAGGATTGTTTATTCTAACACCGTTAAGATAAACACCTAAACTTCCAGCTCCAACAGTATATTGCTGTTGAATATCTGAGTTTCTAGCATTGAGAGGAATTGTAATATTTGTACCGATCGTAACTGGACCAGTAAATTCATTATCATTCGCTGGAGCACCTGAAACAATAGTAATTATTTCATCATAAGAAGGGTCATCAAGTCCTGCAAGTACAGCACCGATAGCGTCATCTAGGCGTTTAATAGATCTAGTTAAATTTTCACCGTCTGCTACGATATGGTTTGGAGAACCAGCACCTTGAGTATTAACTACTGCAGAGAAAGCTCCACCGATATTTACGTTAGCTGCATCAGTAGTTGTTCCAACTAAATTATTAGTTACAACAATAGTTCCATTTAAATTATCTACAACAGAGAAATCACTTATAGCATTAATCGCTACAGCCGCTGCCGTAGCGTTTTGAGTAGCTGTGTTACCTGTAACAATAGCTACTTCAATAGAAAACTTACCACCAATTAAAGGATCTCCGCCTAGTCCGTCTTTATTAAACCAAACATAGTATTCTGAAGAATCATTAGAAGCGTTTAAAGTATGTGCTTGTCCTGAAGTAATAGAAGCTGCTGCAGGATATGTAAATGTAGTTGCTTCTGCAACTCCAGTTCCATTAGCGTTTGTATAGTCAGGACTGTCTATATGTTCGGCAGGTGAACCAATATATGTTAAAACATCACTACTTTGATTATCTGAAATCTCTCTATCTTCACCTTGCTCAAGCTCTCCACCAGCAGCACCGCGAATATAAACACGAGCTAAGCTTCCGCCATTATCTTGACGCAAGAACAACCAAAGAATATCTTCGTTAAAAGGAACTGACTCTCTAGTTGCGATTTTTACATGACGATCGGTACTAGGAGCTGCATTTGTTTGATAGGTTCCCCAAGCGTATTGAGACTGTGCTCCGCCCGAACCTGTAGAAGCATAAGGATAGACTTCTGTTAATGTAACTTGAGATGCAGAGTCTACTGATAGGATTTTGAAATAACGAGTATCTAGATCAGAAGCTAGTTTAATATAATCGCCAGCGATTACGTTAGTTGTCCAAGATACAGCTCCGACTGAAACTACAACGCTAGATGCGTTAACATAAATCAAACTTGGAATAATATTTACTCCACGAATAAGTTTAATATATGCTACTTGATTATCAGAAAGAGTAACATGAGTAGAAACAGAGTTAGCTAATAGTTTATAGCTAATTCTAGATGCAATAGTATTAAAGAGAATATCCGAATCCCAATTTAATCTACCACCTATAGAACTAGAATGGAAAATAGATCCATTACCAGTCATCATTGTATTAGCAAGATCTAGTCTTAACTTAACAATAGATCCACCAGCATTAATATCATACCAATAAGGAGTGCCTTTGATCTCCTTAATCATAGACATTACGGCGTCTTTCCATTCCTTTTCATTTTTAATTTGCTTATCACCGCCTCGGAAAGGAGATGTTGAAGAAGTACTCTTCCAGAAGTTTTCAGAACGACCTTCAGCGTGGTTCGTCCATGGATAAACATATGTAGGGTCTGGAGTCGCAGATCCTGCAGTACCAAGCCTGTTTAATAGAGGTCTGTGATCTTCGACCGAAAGAACGTTATTGGCGGCGTCTGTTTCAATAACAGCTAGCGGAAGTACGTTTAATGCCCAAATAGAAGACGTGATGATGAATTTATATTTAAGGATAATGGCGGCTGGAACAGTTTTCGTTAATTCTGATTTACTCGATGGATTCCAGAAATATGCCTGACTGGTAGTTGTAGGGTCAATAACTCTTTCGTATTCTAAACCAACATAGTTTAGGGCGCCGGGGACGAATGAACCTGAAACTCTAGTATTGGTATTTGAGTTTAATGTTTCGTTAGCTGTTCCAACTGGAACTGTATAGAAAGTGCCTGATTCTAATGAGTTACCGTGTAATACTGCTGAGTCAGCTACAAGTACTTGTAATCCCGTAGCAGAAGAGCCTACGGCTCCTGTCATATTTAACTCAAAACCATTGATGAAATATGATTTACCTTGACCAGTAACGAGACCTTTTAAGAGTTCGTCAAAGTCAGCACTTACAGCAGATTCTAAAGCCTTAATATCAGGTACATTCAATCTTTGTTGGTTTAAAAAATTTTGTTTTCTACGAACAGACATATTTAATCCTATTGCCTTTTTTAAGATTATCTTCAGCTTTTAAAAATTGTAAGTTACTGTAATGATTTAATTTTATTAGATCATTCTCACTCTTAGCAAAAGACACTGGTATTTTATGATCAATATGAACTACGTATTTACCATGTTCATAAACTTCTCCATAATTATTATAGAAAGTTATAATTAGATGATCGTATAATTGTTTCCAATTTTCTACACCTAGTATTTCCTTAGTCTTAGACGACCTTATCAGTTGTTTATTTTCAAAACCTCTCTGAATCAATCTTCTGATATTTTTACTTAGCTTATAGATAGGATCTTTAACTATCCTATCTGTGTGGTATTTTTTAAAATAAGCATTTACACTATCATTTTCATCTAATCTTCTTTGTCTTCTGTATAAATTAACCTTATCTTTATTTTTTCTTTGATAATCTAAGCGTTTTTTATTAATAATTACTTTATTTTTTAAATATTTTATATTGTTACAGTTTATACATGTCTTAGCTTTAACATCCCACTCTCTTCTGCTAATTCCGAAATTATCTAGTAATTTCCAAGACTTACAGGTACAGCATTTTTTATATTCACAACTCTCAAAAAAAATATGTAAAACTCTTCTATTTTTCGGTGTAGTTGAGATTTGTAATTGAATTTCCATATTACTAATTATACTATAAATGATGGGATTTAATTAAGAAAATAGTCTAAGATAGTTTAAAGATTACTTTTTAGTTGATCTAAATTCAAGATGTGGTATAATCATATTATGAATGTAAGAGAACTAATAGCTATTTTAAACAAACACGATCCAGAAGCTAATATTTACATAGACTTAGGTGATCAATTAGAGCAGCCTTGGAGTTTTAGTGTGAAGGATTTTAACATCATACTGGCAAAAGAACGTGTAGATCATGAGCTTAAAAAAGTAGCTGGTAGACCTTGTAAAGAAACTTCAAACTCTGAAAAGGGAATTATAATCTATGTCAAATAACGATAAACACTACACAGACGCTTTAAGGTATTTAATCTGCAATATTCAAGGCAATATGAAGAATGATGAAACTCCTAAGTGGATAGGAAGTTTTGAAAGTCATTGGTCTTACCTAGAAGGAACGTCTTCTTGGAGAACCCCTATAATTACAATGTCCGATGACGAAGACGATGATTTTGGGACTTTCAATCCATGTGCTAAAATCGATCTATCTAGTATATGCCATTCTTTAAATAATATCTCCGATGAAGAAGTAGATAAAGTAAGAGCTGCTTTTGATAAAAATTGGAAAAAATGTGAAGGTCAACCGCTAGGTAGCTATAAGCTTCCGTGTTCACATAATATGAACAAAAAATGGCTTCTCACAAGTTTCTATTTTAAATGCGACAAATGCGGATACGAAGAAGGTTAACGAAGATCGAATCCTGTATAAGGAATAATTCCTTTAAACGACAAGCTTACTTTTACAGTACCTTTAGCCGAGATTGACATAGATTCTTGAGAAAACATACACTGTGGTAAGAATAATAGATCTTCACCGTTTTTAACGTCTTTAATTCTAAGAGCTACATATGGCTGATAAAGAACTTCATTTATCTTAGCTCTTGCGTCTGCACCTTGAGGACCGCCAGTAGCTCCAACATAAACAGCTTGGATAGTCCCTTGAACAGACACTCTTGTAGTTCTGATTTCCTGAGGAAGATAGCTATCAACTCCATAGATAGATTCTTGACCTAAATCAATTACATAACTAACTGACTGAACGGCAGAATAAACATTCCCACCGATATACACCTTAACTTGAGATCCTGCTAATACCATTGATTGTGCCATTATTCTTCACTTTGTCCAAAATCTGGACCCCATACATAAGTTTTATCGTCAGATTCAGTTCCCCATTTAGAAAGACCTTCTGAACTTGGATATAACACTGTCATTACAACTGTAATACCCGTAGCTGCCACCAGATTGATTAAATCGCGAGCATAAATTCTACCGCTCACTACGTCTGTTAAAAACACTGGAAAGTCACTACCGTCAGAAGCTGGATCATATGTTGAAAACTTAGAAACTAAAGAGATATTAGTTCCGATATTGTGGACGTATTTAAATTTATATGATGGAGAAATAAGTAAGCTATTAGACGACGGTCTTCCAATATAAGGAACTGGACCTTCTTCTTTAGGACCGCCAAAATCAAATATTAAATACCCTGTATTATCTGGTATTGTAGTTGAATTGTCTACACTAAGAACAAGCCCTAAATTAGCATCGACTTTCTGAGTAGTGTTACACTCTTCCTCTCCGATCAAATAACCTTTTGAAATATCCCAAAGATATGGACCGTATTCATCAACAGTTGACGGTCCAGAATCTATAATATAAGACGCCCCAATTCTATCTCTCTTAACTACTTTAGTTACGGCTGGAAGGAAAATTTCAAGCAGTCTTTCTTCAGTTTGATACGCTGTAGCGAAAGTGAAGTTACTAGAAAGAGTTTTACGAGCTGGATTGAAAAAAAGCATTCCATCAATAGAGCCTTGGTTTACTATTTCGGAAACTCCGTTTGGATTAGCAAACTCTACATATGCATCTCCAACTAATCCACCTTTAACTTTGGTTACGGTAAAGGTTCCTCTATTGTTAACATTAAAACCAGTTCCGTAAATATTAACATAATCATTAGTTCTAACTTTACCGACAGAAGGGTTTGTTCCTCCAGACCAAGTAGCTCTAACTACTCCGCCAGCTTCTAGAGACATTGTCCATTGAGTAAGAGGTTGACCAGTTGTCGGTCTAATGGCTGGGAATTTAAGTACGTTATTGGACTTTCCTCCATAGACTCTTATAGCAGAAGACGGACCAGAAGTTCCAGATATTAACAATACATATGGTCCTAGACCGTCATCTTTAACAAAAGCCGCTCCACGTCTACCGAGCTTTCTAATTTGCTTAGTAATTGTATCTGCAACTTCTTGTGCTGTAGTGGTGTTGATATTGGTGAAATCAGACGATTCGAAAATTACTTCTAATTCAGATTCGTCATCGAAACCTATTTTTAAAGTATCTCCGTCAAATAATTGATACGGTTCCACATTGGTAGACGCAACTGAAGCTCTTGTAAGTTCCTCTCCATACACTACTTCTAGAATCTGAAGAATCAAATCTCTAACTTGCTTACGGTTAACAACTTGAATACCTAGTTTTCTAAATACTTCATCAGAAAGACCTACGCTGTCTGGTCTTACGATATCTCTATCTGCAAGTCTTGAATCGAGATATTTATCTTCTGCTTTAACAATATAAAGACTGTCGTTTACAGCTTCTACGTTGTTGATTAAGTGAAGAGAACCTTGAGCAAGAGAGTTTAAGATAGCGTCAGTATTCCGACCTCGAATTGCAGGATTTAAATAAGATCTAAGTCTTTTATATTCTTTATCTTGATCTGACATATTTTACTCTATTTTAGAAACTGAAATATCGTTAATAATATCAATCACTCTAGGTTTTTCAATTGCATTAACTGTAATAATATCGTTATTAGCATCATATGCTGGAGAGCTAATAGATACGGCAAAAACACCCGGAATTATATTAACCGCCGCTACGATATCGGAAATTGCTATTGCTTCTCCGATCTTAGTTGAGTTAATTAAAGCTGCTACGTTGTTTCTGACTTGTTCAGCTACGCGACTGAAAGGAATCCCTGTTCTAACTCTAACATTAATAGAAACCTTAATTCTCTTAAATAGAGGTGGTTTAATGTAGATCTCAGCTCCTGCCGCTGCTACGCCGGGGAATGTCACACTATCTCTAGGATCTCCGTAAACGATTTTATTAGCTTGAGCAATTAAACCTGTATGGTATCTATAAGAATCCAGACCTTTTTTAATTAAAGTAGGAAAGCTTAATTTACCTACTCCTTCAACAGTGATCGATCCAATAGAGTTAATTTTTTCAAACTGACTGATAGAATCCGTTACAATTAATAAATTATCTGAATTTGAAGGATCTACCACTGTGTATTCAATTTTCTTATATCCAGTATAAAGAGAGCCTTCTTGGACATAAATCTGAACAGAGTTTCCAGATAATGAAACTTCGGTTTTAACTACTAGAAGATTTGAAATTAGAATACGTCTTCTATCTAACACTTCTTGAACGGAATAAGATCCTTGATTACTATCTCCAAGAACCGAGCTAGAGATAACAAAAGAATCTCCAGATCTAGTATTTTCGTAAGGAGAGAAAACCATAGAAGTAATGTGGGATTTAAGAACGTTACCGCCAACTCCATTTACCGATATTCCAGACTGTACGGTAGCTTTAGCATTAGCACACTCAACGTAAGATTTAGATCCCTGCTCTATAATTGTAATAGTTAATTCGTTAACGTCGATATTTACAGCGTTTGTAGCTGGACCGAAATCATCGAAAGCTACCGTTACGATACTTCCGTTTACAGTAGCTGAAATTCCAGAAATTAGATTTAGATCAGCGGCTACTATAATAGCTATTGCGTCTGCAGATTCAATTCCTGTATAGTTATGTTCAACTCCAGTCTTACCGAAAATGGCAGGATCTGAAGATGTGTTGTTTAAATCGAACCAGTTATAATAAGAAGTTCCACTATTTGGAAGATCCCATTCGAATCTAGTTCCACCTGCAATTTGAGATCCAGAAGGACACTGTATTGTAAACTTACCAGTTTCAGCTTTGTTGGATTTAGTTACCATAAACTGACCTTGGTTTGCAGCATTAAAAGCTGTCCCAACGATTAGTGTATCTCCAAGCTTAGCGTTTTCAAACGTAGGTTGAACTCCAGTTCCATTCCATTCAATTCTCATATCTCCATTGATCTTAACGTCAAACTGTGTCGTTACGTTAAATCCTAGAGATCTTAAACTTTCAGAAACTACTATTCTTTCTTCTACTGCTGAAGGATTGTCAATATAGAAACTATTTGCATATTTTCTAATTAATCTAAATTTTCCTTGGTTGAGACTTGCGAATGGTCCGACAATTTCGACTGTGTCGTTTTCCTGTACTTCAGTAGTAATAATAAGATCACCACTGGCGACGGAAGCAGAAGTAGCGTCGATACCTTCAAAATTGTCTGTCGCGATGGTTTTTTTGTCTTCAGATATTCCAACGACTTTGAAAGTTCCGTTGTTGCCGACGTCAGTAAGGTTTTGAATCGTAAATAAGTCTCCAACTTGTACCTCTGAAAAATTTCTAACGCCTGAAGTTACAATATAATTAGTTAATGAATTTGTTCCATCCCAATCTACTTGTATGTTACCAGAATCTGAATTTATTTCAACTGTTTTATTAAATAAAGGATTAGAACCTGTAGTTCCATCCCAGCTAATACAAACAAGATCTCCATGTTTTTCTACGTGGAAAGCTCTTGAAAGATCCTTAAAGGCAGATCTAGGTTGTCCGAAAAAAGTCTGGTCTGGTTGTTTATTACCAAGCTCTATAACAGTTCCGTTTGGAATTACAGTATTAGGATGAGTAGTTACACTGGTTAAGTCTGTAATATCTGTGTGTTTCTTCTGTAGTTCAGCCGCTGAAAGACTAATCCACTGACCGCCTTGGAATCCTCCAGAAGATGATCTAGGAATAGTAATTTGAAGAAGCGTATTGTTTGCAATAGGGATAGATTGATTAATAACTAATGCTGCAGCTTCGTTTGCTGATCCACCAGTTACTTGTACGGCTCCGCCAGAACCTAACACTTGACTTGAAAGTTGTAGTTTAGATTCTCTGTTTGAAAGACTGACACTACCTAAAGTTGTAAATCCAGAAACAGCTAAAACAGAGATTAATTCAGAAACCTGTTTGTATGTTGTAGGGATAAATCTAATCTCTTCGCCAGAATTAAAAGTATAAGCATTTGCTGTGTTTGTACTAAAACTAGGAAGTGATAGAGAAGATTTAAAAGTAAACTGTGGATTAGGAGCTATAGCAGATAAGTTAGAACTAGCAATCCAGTTAATTCCATCGACTAAAGATACGTATTCGTTTACATAATCTGTATCTTCATAGGTAGAGAAAGAAATCGTTCCAGCTCCAGTAAGACCGCTATCGTTAATAAGTTCGGCTGTTAAGAAATCTGAAATATCAGAAGTAATATACGCTACAATTTCCTGAGCTGTAGTGGCACTACTATTATAAAGAGAAATAGTGTTGGTAACTA